CGCCGAAACGTGGTTTCCGCAGGTCGCGCAACCGTGCTGAGACGGACGCCTCCGACCCGCCCGAGGCTTCCGAAAGTTCTGCTAGGGTCAGCCACTCCTGCTGTTGCAGTGCGGCTTTGACCCGCTGGAGTTGGCTGGTCAACCGGGCCTCGTCGGCCCGTGTCACGTCAGGCCCGTCGAACCGAGTCACTGCCACACCTTCCAGTCGTCGTATGCGGCATCGGCGTCGGGGTCGTCGTCGCAGTCGCTGCACCCGCACGGACTAATGCCGTCCAGTTCCGCGCAGGTCAGGTCGTCCAGGGTCTCGATGGAGACCGAGTGCTTGCCTGCGTCCCCGCCGAAACAATAGCCGTGACTGAGCTCCAACTCTAGCTCTCGGTCAGGCTCGAGTTCTCCGTCGTCGCCCACCACCCACTTGATGGGCCAGTGCCTTGCCGACTCACGACTCAAGTGGCACCGGTCATCGGCCAGCAGGTCGAACAGCGCGGCAGGAATCGTGGCGGCGTGCGCCGCGTTCAGCTCAAAAGCCTGTGCCTTCACGCCCTCGAGCTGCGCCTTCCAGCGTGCCTGTGCTTTGGTAAGTTTCTCGTCGCCCATCGCAAGAATATCCAACATAGCTCCCCCTAGCTGTCAATGAGACGGGCCTAGCGGCCCGTCTCCCACTGCACCAGCCCGTCCCGGTGTGATTCGAGCGTGACCGTTGCACTCTGCTGCCGCGTGGCCGCGTCCACCATCCGCAGATGCGCCAGCAGCGCGTCCATCTCGGTGGCCCAGCCTCGCCCGTTGTTCTCGGGCAGATTGAATCCCGCCTTGTCCATCGTGATGAACCAGCGGTCGCTGATCTGCACCACCGGGCCGTCGCCAGCAAGCAGTTCGTAGGCCGTCTTTGGGGTCGTCGTAGTCGTCATGTCGTCGTCTCCTGATTCAGTGCCAGCCCCGTGCTGACAAAGACAGAATACTAAACCTGTTTTACGTTGTCAACAATTATTTTGGCCCCCCTAAAGATTTAACGTTTGTCACATCTGCCGCTTCTTTGAGCTGCCGCCAAAGCCCCTTCCGATACCAGCCCCAGGACTTGCGCGGTGCCTGTTTCAGGGGCCGTTTGCGGCGTTTTTGCATGGCGCAGACCGCACAGTAGGGTGACCGCCCCGAAATGCGCCGTGCAGCCCCGCAGGGGCATCTGGTCGGCCCTACCACCGCCGCGTGGCCCCGCAGACGGCACATGTCCAGATATTGGACATGAAGCCGGGAGCCTCTCGGCAATGCACGGTGTGGACGAGCTGCCGCATGGCATCGAGCCAATCGGGATGCATCGACGGCATCTGTGACCGCTCCGGTGACCAGCTGCGGCAAGCCTGCCGCCGCTGCTCGTCAAGCTGGGCCAGCCCCGGATTGCAGGTGCCTTCGCAGACCAGGTGTCGTGTCTCGCTCATCGCGTCTCCTGAAGTTTCCATCGGCTTTTGCTCATGCTGTTCGTCCTTGCTCAGACATCTCCTGAACGGCTTGCAGCCGCTGCCCGATCCACCGCATGACCGGCACGGCCATTGAATTCCCCAGCGCCCTGTAGCGCGGCCCATCGGCGGCGGGTTTGCCGCGATACGAGATTAGCGTGTAGTCGTCCGCGAATCCTTGGAGCCGCTCACACTCGCGGGGCGTCAGGCGGCGCACAGCCATGCCCATACGCACGGCGGGCTGATTGTCGCCCATGTCACTGCGTAGCGTCGGCGCAAGATCAGACTCGCCAGACGGGCCAGCATTGCGCGCGATGCTGCCCGGCTCAAACGCCACCGCCACCGCTGGCAACGGGCGTCCCCCGCCTGTCGGTGATCCTTTCATCAGCGGCCCGGTTGGTTCGTCGGCTGTGTGGCCGTTGTTTTCGTGGTCAATGCCGCCGAGCAGCGCGATCCCATGCACGTCGGTCTTGGTGAGCGTATGCATCATGCCGTCGTCTGATACACCGAGGCCGCCTTGGCGCGACTCCGTGCGCGCAATCAGCGTCCCTTGAATAGCCACCGCCACGCTATGCCCGTCCGTGTCCAGCGGCCCGGTCATGTCGCCGTATTCAATGACGTCCGACTGCCGAGCGTCGAAGGCGTGGCACACGAGTGTGTCGGTTTCGTTCGCGTTGCCTAGCCCACGATTACGACTAAATTCCGCACCGAGTGTCGCGCAAACCGGCATCAGCGCCGTCCCGCGTCCCGTGCCGTCTTTACTAGCGTCGAAGCCGTCGGCGCGGAGCGCGTGGGCGACCATCGTTTCTGTCTCGTAGTCCTGTCGTCCCATACCGCCACCGTTCAAGTAATGTGCAATGTCGCCGGTTGAGGCAATCAACGCGCCGTCACATTCGGCGTCGATGCCGAGGCCGCCACTGCCTTGAGCGCGTGGCGCAAGGCTGGGGGCAGGTCTTTGCCCCGTTTCTCGGCGCGGCGCAGGATGCCCCGACAGGCTGTGGCGCTCAAATAGAACCGCTGCGGCACGTTGCCAACCTCCAAGACATCCGACAACGAACACACGGCGGCGTCGCTGGGCAACTCCGAAGTACTGAGCGTCCAAGATTCGATAGGCCCACCCATACCCGAGTTGGCCCAGCCCTCCGAGGAAGGCGCCAAAGTCCCGTCCTCCTGCGCTGGACAAGACGCCGGGGACGTTCTCCCAGACCACCCACTCGGGCCGATACTTGTCAGCAATGGCAAGATACGTAAGCGTGAGGTTGCCACGCGGGTCTGCCAGTCCTTTTCGGAGTCCGGCGACGGAGAAGGACTGACAAGGTGTTCCTCCGACCAGAATGTCGATTGCTGCATGGGGCCACTCCTGAAACTTCGTCATGTCGCCCCAATTGGGGACGCTGGGATAATGATGCTGTAGCACCGCAGACGAAAACGCTTCAATCTCAGCGAATGCGACCGGCGACCATCCGAGCGGATGCCAAGCGACCGTTGCCGCTTCAATCCCACTGCACACACTCAGGTATCTCATCGCGCCCCAAATCGTGACGCCAGTCTGTCCGCGCCCATCTCACGGAGCTTGGCAAAGAACTCCCCTTCCGTCAGCACGGGCGGCGTCCGACGCTGCGCCATCATGGTGCGCTGTTCCTGCGCCGTCAGCGGCTGACGACTGCCCGGTCTGATGTCACAACGAGGGGGCGGCACCCCGCAGTCGGGACACCGCTGCACCCCGACGTAAAGCTGGCCCGACGACTTGAACGGCGCGGCCTCGACCCAGCTCGAGCCGTCGCACTTCGGGCACCGGTGCGACCGCTCGGGCATCGGGCCTGCAGCCGCCCTGATGGCCTCGAGCACTTCGCCCAGCGTCGGCCACCAGCGGTCTCGCTTGCGACTAATCAGGGCATCCAACCCGGCCTCGAGGATGCCAGGGTCAAACCGGGCCAGCTGCTTGCTCCACTCCTCGACCATCAACCCGAGCTTGTCGCCACTCGGCGGCAGAAACCCCGCTAGAGCCAACCGTTCGATCTGCTCACTGACCGTGCTTGCGCTGCTGCTCATCCCACACCTCCTGCCGCATGCGTTCCATCGCCTCGAGTTCTGCACGTACCCGCACTCTCCGCCGTTCTTCCTTTTCCGCCGCCAGCCGATCGCGTTCTTCCCGCGCCTTGCGCGACGCAGCCAGCCCGGCATAAACGGCGGCCTTGTCTGACGCCGGTTGCGCGTTTCGTTCCGACCACCGGGCGTTCCAGAAGTCATACATCGAGCCGGTCGGCACCTTGCCTGCGGCCTCCCACTCGCGGCGCACCTGTCGCGCCCATGCCAGAATCTCCGCGTCGGCCAGTTTGGCCCGTGTGGCAAACTGCCCCGCCAGCTCCTGCGGGAAGCAGACCCAGTCGCACAGCTCCTGCACATGACCGCCGTGTCGTCGATGCCACTGTAAGGGGCTTTCCACCAGCGCAGGTGCTTTCGGTGTCAACCGGTTTTCCGCTGGCGCGTGCTGTACCTCTTGTTCAAGTACCTCTAGTTCAAGTACCTCTGGTTTAGGGACAGTTTTCTGACCTAGGGGTGGGTCAGTTTTCTGCCCTAGGGGTAGGTCAGTTTTCTGACCGTGGGTCAGTTTTCTGACCGTCTGCAGAAACATCAATTGATAGTAGTTTGAAACCGGACTGCCGTCCTCATTGCGTCGGGTGCGCTTGACGATGGCCCCCACCCCGACCAGCTCATGAATGGCGTGTTTAATGGTGCCTCGGCTGACGCTCAGGTCATCCGCAAGCCGCGTCTGCCCAGGCCAACACGCCCAGGTCGAGCGATTGGCGTACTTACACGCCATCCAGGCGAACAGCACTTTGGCGGTGCTACTGATATCGGCCAGCAGTAACCATTCAGGCGTCATGCCGAATGCGCCAATACCGCGTATGTGTGTTGGTTCGTGCGTCGGGTCGTCCATCAGCATTTCTCCTCAGAAAGCGACGGACTGCCCTATACTAGCGGAAGCCTGTCGCTGGTCATCGCAGCGTCGGGTCAGGGGCCGTGGACGCTGGATACGTCCACGCTCCCCGCATCCTATCACAGACCGCCGCCCCGGCGTCTCTCCTCTCGTCTCCAGCCAACGAAAGCACCAGGACGACGGCCTGTCTGACGGGCTGGCGGCGAGGCTCCCAGCACAGGCGCGGTGCCTGCCGGTGTCCTGCATGACACGCCGCAGGGGTGACCGCCCGCCGCCAGCACCACCCTAGAACGGGATGTCGTCCGACGTGCCCCCGCTGCCCTTCCAGCCACGGCTTGGCTCCGTCGCCGCCTTCCTCGTCGGCTGGGCTTGCACGGGCAAGGCTGTCTCGCCCTGCGGCTGGCGTTCCTCCTCAAGGAAAATCCGATAGTCGGGCTTCTTGTCCCCGGCGTCCTTGAAACGATTGCGGAACACCACGATGCGGCGTCCGTCAATCTGTCCGCTCAGATAAGTGTCCCCGGCCTTGCTTTCGCGCACCCACAGTGCGCCGACGTCCTTGCGTTCCGTCTTCATGTCATTCATGCCGTCACTCCTCTCCAATAGTCCATCTCAGTGTCTATATCTTCCAGAAACGCCGTCAGTGCCATCCAATAGTCCTGCATACGGGTTTCCACAGGCTCCTCTCCGCGTCGTACCTGCACCGCAAAAAACTGTAACCGCTCAGGCATCTGCGGGCAGTAGCTGCCAAACCAGCAGGTATCCGCGCCAGTCACCAGCAGGTTATGCAAGACTTGAGGCCAGTAGTCCGTAGGCAGGCCCAACGTGCGCAGGTAGCGCAGGTGGGTCGTCGGCTTTGGGCATTTCAGCTCGACAATGCCGTGCTGCGGCCCGCCGCCGAAGTAGCCGTCAATCGAGCAGCCCAGCTTACCAGCCTCGGGCATGTGCGCCTTGATGAACCCGCACTCGTAAACGGGTTCGTCGAGCAAGGCTTCCATCTTGGCCCGTGCCGCAGGCTCGAGTTCCGTGCCTCTCATCATCCACGGCGTCACCACGCCGGTCTCCTGCGGCTGGCCCGTCAGCCGCTCGGCCACCACCTGCACCAGGTAGTCTTGCCGTGCGGCCGATGGCTTGCCGTCCTTGCGAACCGCCAGCACGTCTGCGGCACGACTGCCTGTGATGTAGCCTGCTCGGGCCGCTAGCCACTCTGGCGACCCTTGCGGTGATGGGTCAATCGTAAACTGCGCCGGTTTAGACATGCGCGTCCTGCTGCGCCGCACGCGCCTTGATGCTGGCCCACTCGTCG